TCAACCAAGCGACTAGCGCTCTTATCCGCGTCTCGCCTCTGGTCACTCCGGTCATGCACCCGGTCACCGTCCGGCTTCACCACTGGTTCGTCCCTCACCGTCTTATCTGGTCGGAGTTCGAGCAGTTCATCACGGGCGGCCCCGACGGTAACGACGCCAACACCGTTCCAACGATCTCTGCTCCCATTCTCGAAGGCTCCATCGAGGATTACATGGGCGTCGAGCCAGGCGCTGAAGGTGTTTCACAGCTACCCCGACGCGCCTATAACCTGATCTATAACGAGTGGTATCGCGATCAGGATCTACAAACAGAAGCTATCCAGAGTAATGGTTCCGTCCTCCAGTGTGCCTGGGAAAAGGACTACTTCACCGCGGCTCGCCCGTTCACTCAAAAAGGCGACGCTGTCACGCTACCGCTCGGAGCTAAGGCGCCCATCACCGGCATCGGGAAATATACGAATACGTTCGGAAACGCTCCCGCGCCGTTCTACGAAACCGCCGGCGATGCCCCCCGTCAATTCGGCCCTCATATGGCCGGCAACACGTCGAACCCTAGCGACCCTGAACTATGGGCAATGGAGGAAGACCCAGACAATCCTGGCTTCCCTGGTATCTACGCCGATCTTTCGGCTGCCGGCGCAGTCGATGTAAACGACTTTCGTAAGGCGTTCGCACTGCAACGCTACAAAGAAGCCCGCGCCCGTTACGGTTCTAGGTACACCGAGTACCTGCAATATCTCGGCGTTCGCTCAGCCGACTCTCGGCTTCAACGCCCTGAATATCTCGGCGGCGGAAAGCAAACCATCTCCTTCTCGGAGGTTCTGCAAACCGGTGAAGAATCCGCAGCAACAACCACCAAAGTCGGCACTATGCGCGGTCACGGTATTGCCGCGCTGAGGTCTAACCGCTTTCGCAAATTCTTTTCCGAACATGGCTATGTGATGACCCTGATGTCCGTCCGTCCAAAGACTATGTATGCGAACGGCATCCCGAAGCATTTTCTCCGTCAAACCAAAGAGGATTTTTACCAGAAGGAACTGGAGGCCATCGGCCAACAAGAAGTTCAAAACCGGGAACTGAAAAGCGATCACGCCGACCCTACTGGGGTGTTCGGCTACACAAACAGATATGAGGAATACCGCAAAAACTTTTCTCTCGTTTCCGCTGAAATGCGGAACGTTCTCGACTCCTGGCACCTGGCCAGGGACTTTACGGCCGATCCCGCACTAAACGACGAGTTCGTTCAGTGCAATCCAACCAAGCGGATTTACGCAGTCCAAACCAATGATGTCCTTTGGTGCATGATTAACCACTCCATCCAGGCACGCCGGATGGTCAACAAACTGGCTCAGAGTAGGGTTCTATGAACAATGGCAACGGCAATATCCCCGCCGCTTCTTACCCGCAGTTGGTCAAAGCGGATTTTCAGCTACCCTTCACGGCCTATGTCACTGAAGGGAAAAAGAAGGTTCGAATTGCTGGCCCTAGTAGCAGCAATGATCGCCGTCTGCGTATCGTGGTAAACGCTCACGAAGGTGTTTCCATTGAAACGGATGGCCTTTGGATGTTTCACGTGGAACATCTTCCCCAACGTGGTGAGCACAACTCTGGTATCCCGGTCGAGCTCGGCCTCCCTGAGGAACGACCCCTCTCGCTTCGCGATGAAATGATGCGGTTTATTCGCTCGGAAATCTCCCGCCAGGCGGACGATACCGGCCAGGAGACGTTCGAGGAGGCTAACGACTTTGATGTCGATGAGGACGAGTGGAAATCCCCGTACGAACTGATTGAGATGGTCGATGAGGAACCCATCGACGATAGGGATAATTCATTGGAGAATCAGGCACCTACAGGCGATAATACGGGTCATGAAAAAGCCAAACCTGATGATCCTAACCCTCCACTTCAACGACTGGATGCTGAAGCACCACCCCTGGACCCTCCCCCGGTTCGGAATGCTCAGTAGAACCGACCTTGCCTCTTAACCAGCAAAGCCCGCCAAGCGCGGGCTTTCTCTTGCGCTCTAACCCGACCCCTTTCTTGAATACAACGATCCCGGAGGGATCACTAAGCGTCGCCGGAGGCGATAAGCTTGCAAACGCTCCTTACCCGCTAATGGAATTCCAAGCTGCAGTAATCCTACTTGATAGATTACTGCCACACTGACACCCCAACCCAGACCAAACCGCTGGAGTACCGTCCAAAATGCGCTCTTCCCTTGTATCCGATCTACTATGGCTGAAGGCCCTTTATGAAATGTCTACATCCTCTCGACCGGGAGATTACTCCCGGTATTTCGTACACGCACCGGTGTGGGCAATGCGCGAACTGCAGGCTTACGCGTCGTCTCGAATGGACCGCGCGGATCCTCATGGAAATGCGCTTGCACCCCGTTACATCGTGGACAACGTTGACCTACGCACCGGAGAATTTTCCCCAACATGGGAGCCTTCAAAAAAGAGACATTCAGCTACTGCACAAACGGATGCGGAAATCAGGGCACTCCTTCCGTTACTTTGTCGTTGGAGAATATGGATCGAAGACACAACGACCGCACTATCACGGGATCTACTTCGGCATGGACCCCGAAATATTGGAGAAAGCCCTGGCACAGAATTGGAGGCATGGCTACACAATGACGCGCGAATGCTCGGTTGCCTCCGCCAAATATACGGCCAAGTACACTCTCAAGAAGCTGACCAACCCGAAGGACTGGTACAAACTCGACTCGGAGATCAGGTCTCCCGAGTTCTCGCTCATGTCACGCCGGCCAGGCGTCGGTCTTGGCTATCTTCCAAAAATCATAAAGCACTGGCAGCGTACGCCGATCGCTGACAAAGAGGACCCGCGGCTTATCAGGCTCGAGGGCAAGCAGTACCCCCTCGACCCTTACGTCCAGCGAAAACTGCTAGAATTAGCAGGCAAAGAACCAGCAGACTCCTGGTCTACTCACTTTCGCCAAAGGTTCAAACTTCTCAGTGAGCCGCCGCCGGAAACGTCGTCCGAGCAGGACACCCACAACGCGAAGCGTCGCCTTAAGGCCGCGCTCGCGCGCGAACACGCTAGTATCGCTTAGGCCGGTACGGCCTCTAAGGATCCCCCCAATTCGTCAGGCCCCTACTGCCTCGCGTGTGGGGATCCCCAAACCCGCGACCCGCACCGTGGTCGTCGGGAAAGCAGTACCAACGGCCGAGAAACCTCGGCCAGGTGCTTCTCGTCTGGCAACGACATTCAGTGAATGTCGCAGACGCAAACGCTTCAAAAAAGGGATGATGAAGAAACTAGCGGCCCAGTCCCGAACTGGCGGCCGCGCTTCCCTTTTGCAATGGCGCCGTCGAAGGCGCAAACTCCCCCTATTGGCCCACCAATGTTGATAGGCTCAAGCTATGGCCCTAGCTGAAATCGGCTCAGTACTTTCCGGACTCGGGGCTCTTGGGTTCGGCAAGAAAAAGGCCAAGCCCAATTACAAGCAAGCTCAGAACCAGATCCGCTGGACTGTCAACGACGCCCAAAAAGCCGGAATCCACCCTCTTTACGCCCTCGGTCAGAGTTCCGGCGCCGCTCCCGTCACCGTAGGCGGCGAAGAATCGCCGCTAACAGGCGTTGGTAACGCCATGGGCCGTTACGCCCAATCAAAGCAGAACGCGTCTTCACGCGCCTCTCAGAGCGCCCAAGCTAATAAACTCACCGATGCCCAGGTCCGACAATCGGACGCTCAAGCCCGGCTCGCCAACAAACAGGCCGACCTGGTGGAGCAGCAAGCGATCGACTCCCACATGAATCGTCTCGGCCAGGTGCAGAACCACCGTCAGGACAATACCGGCCGCGAACCGGCCGGCGTCACCGAAATAATTTCTCCCCAGGGCAAAACCCGCGTCGATCCCCGCAATACCGATGCCGAAATCGTAGAAAGGATTTATGGCGGTGGCATCGGCGAAGTTTACGGCCTCGGCCGCTACTTCGGAGAGATTGGCGCTGATCTTGGCAAGCGCCTTTGGAAAGCCGAGCAAAAAAGGCGCCGGGCTAAAAAGCCCTGGACCAAACGCACACCCCGATCCCGTACTAGCCCCTATTGGAGGCCATAATGCGTGCACGCAGAAGCTACCCCCGTCGTCGCGGCTATCGTGTTAGCCGTCGCTCTTACCGCCCTATGCGTCGTCGCTCCCGGATGCGCCGTCCTAGTGCAAATCGATACCGCCGTATCGGATACCGGATGTGAACATGAAACGGACAAAACACTCTCTCAGCTATTACAACCTGACGAGTTGCGACATGGGTCAACTCGTCCCAGTCGGCCTCTCGGAAGTTCTTCCAGGCGACACCATCAACCAAGCGACTAGCGCTCTTATCCGCGTCTCGCCTCTGGTCACTCCGGTCATGCACCCGGTCACCGTCCGGCTTCACCACTGGTTCGTCCCTCACC